CTATTTGAATCCCAGTTCGGCGGCCCAGTCGCGGATGATGGCGGTGATTTCGCGGCGGTCGGTTGAGCTCAGGCCGAGGAACGGGCGAGCCGGAATGTTGGCCTCGTCGCGGCCGTACTGGTGGGTGGCGGCGTAGACCGAATCGGTGCCGACCTGCACCGTGGACTTGTCGAGCACCTGGTAGCGAATGCCGCGGCGCAGAAATCCGCGCTCGGTCAGCACCTTGCCGCGGTTGTGCTTCTTGCGTTTGAGGGTACGCGGCGCGAGCGCGTCCCAGGCGCTGCCGTCTGGTGCGGTCTGCGTCGCAAAGCGTTCCTGTGTGCTGGACTGCAGGTACTCTCCCAGGCGCGGCATCAGGGTGGTGGTGTCCATGCCGGCCAGGCCCTGGATGCGCGCCTGCAGCTGGTCCAGGCCGCGGGTGTCGATGGTGAGGTGGATGCCGGCCATCAGTAGTCCGTCTCGATGTAGTCGCTCATGATGTCCAGCCCCACCGCCGCGGCCGTCGCGTTATTGCTGCGCCAGGCTTGCAGATACGTCAACAGTGTGGTGGTTGATGGCAGCGCCACGCCACCGCTGTTGGCCAGCGTGCCAGCCGCCACATCGCCAGTGTTCAGGCGCTTGACCTGCCAGTGCACGTCTGCCGTATCGGGCGGCGCGAACAGGGCCAGCTCATACACATCGGTGTTGGTCGTGGTTGCCGGAAAGTCGGCCCCGAGATCGATCGGCGTCTGAGCCACGGAGCCGCCGTAGAACAGCCGCAGGTTGGCGTCCGCGGCGCCGCAGCCCACGCCGATGCAGTTGACGAGCGTCGCCGGCTCGACGTTCGTCGGTGCCGCGGTTGATGCCGACACGCCGACGAACATCCGCGCCGCCGTCACCACCGCCGCATCCGACACGCCGAAGCGAGTGACTTTGAAGAACCCCGTGCCCACGCTGCCGCCCACCGTCATCTGCGCCGCCGCCACGCGGGCACCGGCCAGTGACCCAGCCGTGGCGGCCGACACGTAGCCCAGCCTCCTCATGCGTGTGAAGAGGTTGGCGGTTGAGACGTTACGCGCCGTGGCCGTGCCAGTCGCCGTCGGTGCCGTGTAAGTGCCCATCGTCGTCGCCGTGGTGGCGTTGCCAGGCGGGCAGAACATGCCGATCTTGTTGCGCGCCAGAATCGGCTGCACGGCCGTGTCGAGCCCGGATGGGCCGATGAACCGCAACATGCTGCGGTTGGCGATGCGCTTGGCGTACACGCGAAGCTGACCGCCTGCCGGGGCCGGCATGTCCACGGTCTCGGACGTCACGCCCGCGTCGATGTACGCCACGCCAGACGGCTGCGCGGGGCCGCTCAGACTGTTCCACGGTGTCGAACCGTCGCCGATCTTGAACGCCTGAATGTCGGTCATCAGGCCCATCTCACCGGCCGCCAGCGTCGGGTTCGCGGCGGCCCACTGGGCGGCCGTGCCGCGCCGGAGTTGAATCGTCTGTGCCATTACGGCGTCCCTCCATCAATCACGAATACGGGCAGCGTGTCCGATGGCGAGCCGCCATCGATGTTCACAGAGTCGTCGCCCTTGTCGCCCTTGTCACCCTTTGGCCCCGTGGCGCCAGCGGCTCCTGGCGCGCCGGGCGCACCGTCGTTGCCTGGGTCGCCCTTGTCGCCCTTCGGCCCCGTGGCGCCAGCGGCTCCTGGCGCGCCGGGCGCACCGTCGTTGCCCGGATCACCCTTGGCGCCTGGCGCACCTGGCGCGCCGTCGTTGCCTGGATCGCCCTTGGCGCCGGGCGCACCGGGTGCGCCGTCGCCCCCGCGCACGAACGGCGTCAACGCCAGTTCCATCTCCGCGCTGGGCTCGACCACCACCGCGCCCAGCTGCATGCGGTGCCTAGGGCGCAGCTCACCCAGAATGACGCGCACGATGCTCATTGTGTGGTCTCGCTGTTCTGTATCGATAAGGCCACGGTCTCGGTGTGCATCACAAAGCCGCCGGGGTCGATGAACATCACGTCAAAGCGGGCGTCGCCGATCGGCCAGTTCCACGTCGCAGGCGGCCCTTCGATGGCCATCAGGCCGCCGCCCAGCGTCACCGTGGCGTCGGCGATCTTGCGGCCCGAAGCGCTGTTGATGGTGCAGCGCGCCTGCCAGCCGGTGAAGTCGGCCACCTCGGCGTCGTCCACAAACAGGCGCATCGGCGTGGCGTAGGCAAAGCCGCCGCCGCGCTTGTGGGTCAGTTTCTTGCTGGTTGCCGTCATGGGGGTGATCTCATAGAATCAATGCACTTCATCGGGAGAGACGGCCACGCCAGGCCCGCCGACCCTACTCTCGGAAGGACCCGGTGCGTGGCGTCGCATCGGGTCATCTCATGGGCTCGCGCTGATACAGGCGCACACCAACGCGCCAGTCATCGGGCTTTTGGGACGTTCCCTGAAACGCGGTCACCCCGCTCCAGCCGCCGTCACCCCGGTCGAAAACGACCAAGCCTGGCGCCTCTTGCCCCTCGAGCTCGAACCGCGCGATGTAGCGCCTGCGGACCACGGCGCGCTGCTGCGCATGGTTCCATTCAAGCCGAACCCACACCTCGTCCGGTTCGCGCAGCGCCTGTGCCAGCAGCGCCACGTATTGGCCGCGCCCCTGCTTGTCCGCCTTCCAGGCGCCGCCCGGTTTCTTGAACAGCTCGGCGCCGACCACCACGCGCTCGCCGATGGCGTCCTCGAAGATGGCGGGCTGATCGAGCGTGGCACCAAACACCTGCAGGAAGGCCAGGGCGTAATCCTGCGGCGCCAGCCCTTTGGGCAGCAGCGTATCGGCCGCCACCGGGCGCGGCGGCGGCAGGGCATCGGCCGGGCGCGCATTGGGCAGACCCGGCGCGCCCATGCTGCCGGGCAAATTGGCCCGCTCGGGCGGAATCGCGCTCCTGAGCCTTGATGCACCAGGTGCATATTCAAACCCCGGGTCGATCCCCTCGGGCACCCGCACCACGCGCGGCCCCTCCGGGCTGCGCTGGCCGACCTCGCGGTCCAGCCAGTTGACCTCGGGCGCCTCGTCTGGCTCGTCCTTGCCCAGCTTCTTCAAATCGCGCGCCCACAGCCCGCGCACGCTGCACTGGCAGCCCCAGCCGTTGGGCGGGTAGTGGGTCTGCCACCAGGGGTCATCGCGCGCCAGCACCAGGCCGTTCCAGGCCAGGTGGTCGTGGCGCGGGTTGGTCACCCAGTCGGCATGCACGTACTGCCAGTAGGGCGCGGCCTGCAGCTGCTCGTGGCGGCCGGCGGCGTAGCTGGTGTTCAGGTTGGTCTCGTAGATGACGCGGCTGCGCCAGTCGCGCCCGCCGTTGTAGTCCCAGCCGTGCTTGGCCACGATGGCGTCGAAGTCCTTGCGAAAGGTCTCCAGCGTCGTGCCCTCGGCAATGGCTTTCTCCACCGCCGCGCGAAAGTCCGCCACGATCGCATCGCGGTTGGCCCCCGCCACCACGAAGGCCCAGTCGTGCTCGGCCGTCCAGATGTCCGTCCACGCCTGCGTTGGCAGGTTAAGCTTGCGCCGCAAGAAGGCGATCTGCTCGGTAAACGGCAGGCTGCCGTAGGCGGGATCAGCCACCGATGCCCCCGGCCTCTTGCAGCACCTCGTAGCGGCCCGCCAGCTGGGCGGCGGCCAGCGCCTCGGCCATGGCCTGCGCGTACTGCTCCAGCGTCATGTCCGGCAGCAGCTGCTCCAGGCCGTCGCGGATGTCCTGCAGGCTGGCGGCGCCATCCACCAGCGCCCGGATTTGATCGACCCAGGCCGCGCCCGCCGGCGCGGCGCTGCGCGCCAGCTGGTCGGCCTGCAGCTGGGGCACGGTCTGCGTGCCCGGCGGCTGCGCGCTGAAGGCCGCGCGCGGCAGGCCGCCGCCCAGGCCAGGCAGCGCATCGCCAGGCGCCAGCCCCAGCACCGCCTCGCCGGCTTGCGGCTGCGGAATACCCAACTGCTCGTGCGCCCACTTGACTGTCGGGCGCAGGCCAATGGGCGTGGACGCGCTGCGCTTTGCCACGCCCGCCCAGCTGGATACCCTGATCGAGTCGCTCAAGGGCTGGGTCAAGCGCGGGGAGCGGCTGCCGCAATGACTGCCTACCGCCTGCTGACCGCCGCCGAAGCAGCCGAGCTGGAGCGCCTGATGCCG